CTCTTGGAATGGTGCGATCACGTCGAAAGCATCCTTTCGTTCGCCTCGTTTTTTGAAGACGAGAGTGTTCAGAAGTGGAATACCGGTTGCAGACGGTTGAAGGCAGTGGTTGACGAGCCGGTTCCCGAATGCCCCGCCTGCGGGGAGAAACCCGTCGTGCAAACGGACTCGGAGTCGGACATCCCCCAGCTTGTCTGCTCATGCAACGAACTGTTGAGCAATGTGGAGATAACAAACGTCTATAAGCGCAAACGCGAGTGGATACGTCGCTGCAATGCGTTGAAACGCAAGCAGGACAACGTGAAAGACATGGAACAGCTTATCGGAGAAACACAATGAACGGACATTATTCGGTTATCACGAATTTCGGCTGTCATTGGACATGCCCTTACTGCATCGTCAGGGAAACCGGATTGAACGTGCCGGTGACCGACATGCAGGCCACGCTGCGGACCATCAGCCGTGAAAGCGAACGCCACCCCATGAGGTTCCTGAGCTTCAGCGGCGGCGGAGACCCCTGTTTCCCCATGCGCGAGCCGGAAGCATCGAAACGTGTCGCCTTCTACCGGGAGGCGATACACAGGGCCGGAGGCTGGCTCACGGAAACCGAGATGCACACCAGCTACTTCCAATGCGGACGCAACGTGGCTCAGGTCATGCAGCAGATCAGGTTCAGCCGCGTAGTGTATCACATGCGGCCCACGAGCTTGTCCGATGACGTGGCGTTGGCATTGCCCCGCAAATGGTTCGACCGTCAGAAGGTGCGTGTCGTGTACGTGGTCACCCCCGATTTCACGCCGGAGCGTATCGACCGGATAGCCGATCTCGTGGCCGGCAACCACGTAGTCGATGAACTGTCGTTCAGGCAGAAGGTCAACCCCGACAACACCATCGACCACACGTGCGAGGAGTATCTGAAGGCCGGCCATCAAAACCGCTGGTGGTACATCCAACAGGATGATTACAACACGTACGTCGTGAACGACCGGCTTTACACACGATTCAGCGATATCGGCAAGGAGGACCACAGGTGAGCAAGAAGATTCGCGTCGCATGGGATGACCTGAAGCCCGGTGATCTGATTCACGTCAAAGGCAGCACGAACACGTATGTGTTTAAGGGCTGGTTTTTGGACGCAGCCAGCGTTGACCATCGTAAATCTGGCGCAGAAACCTACGTGATTACGAGGTCCAAAAACAATTCACCAGTAGATGTAGCCATTGTTGTCACTCACGACAATTTCGCGTACGCGACCCGTCCCGCACCAAAGAAGCCGCGTCCAAACATCGTGGAGCCGAAGGCACCGGGGGAATACTGGCTGCGTGTTCATGCGGGGGAATTGAACGGCTGGTATATGTGCATTCGCCGCCAATTCGACTCGATTAAGGACTCGTGGGATAAGCCCAGTGACCTCAGGGCATGGCAAACAGTCATGTGGGGCATTATTGCTTTCTCCCCGTGGCTGACGTGGCATGAAATGGTGGACGGCATGCATGTGTCTGAAGTGTTGACCGCTGAGGAATATTACATGCGCAAAGCCAAGGGGGAACTATGAAGACCATTCAGGCAGCAGACCTGTCACCTCGCATGCTGGGAAGAAAAGTCATCATACAGGTCGGCAAAAGCGTCATCAGGGGCATGATCGAACACATTGAAATCGACATGCGAACGGAATACACGTTCAATGAGTATCAAAAGCCAGGGAGCAGAATCATAACCCGTGAATATATGACCATTCCCACCGGAGAGATTCGCGTCACCGTCGGCGGTATTGATCTCAAACTCAACGACAATCACGTAATCACCGTGGCGGACTCATGAGCCAACCGATGACTCTACCCAGCCAGCTCAGGATCGTAAACAACAAGCTGACGGAACTGGGCAAGATCATGTACTACCAGCCTGACCTGTTCTGCAGTAGCGTCAGGCTCCAACAAGGCATGATCGGTTGCTGCAAGGCGTATCTCGGCTACATGAAATGGCACACGCTGACCGTCTCCCAGTATTTGACGGAGTTGAACTGGGGTATGAGACGTGCCCGCGCAAGCTGCTGCCTCACCAAACAAGCATATCGTGCCGCTTATGGCCTGCCCGACTTGGAGCGCAGGGCGGACACCCTGTACTGGATGCGGAGGCTCCACTAGTGGAACCAGTGCCAATCATCTTGTTCATGCTCCTATTGGGAGCCGTCGCTATTATCGAGAATCGGAGGAAACATTGACCGAGGAAACAATGAACAGCATGACTAAGGGAACCATTTTTACGGCTGGCTCATTAGGCGATTTGCCTGATTTCAACCAGTGGCCTATATGGTTCACGCCGAAACTGATTCTGATTATCAACCATGCGTGCCGTAGGTTCATCACACGTTACGCAAAAGGCGTGGACGGTAAAATCGTTCAGCGTTTCTATCGCGCACTGAGGGACGCATGGCTTCGGGGATACATGACCACTATAGAGGCATGGGCGGAGTTTTACGTATTCGTAGCGCATTTCCACCGCCACTACCTGCTGTGATAGGAATGCCGTCCTAGTGTGCTTCCATGAGAGGCAGTGACGGCTTCTAACACGTCCATTATGGACTAAACCAGCGAAAAAGCAATAAAAAATTCCTTTTCGCGGGTTTAGACGAAGCAGAACCATGTTTTCGTATAATCAGGCCCACTTTTCACGGTTATTCGTTATTATTCTCCAACGCCTTGGTCACGGTCACGGTTGCGTTATCAGTGACAGACAATCGACCCATGTCGTAGTAATCAACCATTTCCCTGCTGCTCCTCCCGCCAGAAGCCATGATCTGGATATCCGGCACGCCTTCCTCGCGGGCGAGGGTGGCGAAGGTGCGGCGTAATGAATGACTGGTGATACGTTCCGGGCAACCTGCCTCATGGCCCAATCTGACCACGACGGACAGAATCTGAGGCTGCGTTACCCTGACTCCCCCACGGACGAACATAGGCCCGCTCTTCCTGTTCCTACATGCCCGTTCAAGGGCACGCGAGGTCCGGTCACTGATGGCGAGATTCTGCATCCAATCATATTTTCGATGCACTCGTACCGTTTCCACGGACTCGTGCTTATGCCAATCCTCGATATCCAGATTCAGGGTTTCGCCCACGCGCGTACCGTTCAACAGCATGAGGCAGCAGCAGCCAGGCACGAAATCATCAGGATGTGATTCCGCGAGCATGAGGAACCGTTGCGCCTCGTCACGAGTCAGCCACGAACCCTGAGACCAGTGACGGGTAGGGGGACGTTTCACATGCAATCCGGGGTTCCGGTCAAGATACCCCTCCTCGTAGAGGTACCTGTAATACGAGCAGATCGTTGAATACACGGTTTTGAGGGTGCCTTTCGACAGTCCTTGGCTTCTCAGCCAGGTACCGTACATTTCGATATGCACCCTTTTGACGTCCAACGGTTTCAACTCATATATGGCGCACCATTCGAACCATTTCTCCATAATGCGCCTGTACTTGCCGCGACTGGCATCAGGTGCAGTCGCCAGATACTCCTCGGCCAGAGCTTCGGCATCCGGGCGAGTCAACAGGTTACGCACCAAAGGCAGAATACCAGTCATGCTTCTACCTTCGCCAGTTGACGGTCGATATCGGCTATACGCTCCATGAGCCGCTGGCGTTCCGTCCTGAGCGCTATGAGCGGGGAGCCGTCAATCAGCTCGTATTTGGACTTGTCCAATAGGTCAAGCGCAGTCGCGGGCAAGTCACGAATCTCCAATATCACGTCGTCGCATTCCCCGACCTGCGGGTACTTCACACTGCCTCCAGATGGGGCGAACTCTCCTTTAACAATGACGACGTTGTTGGCGAGCCGTACCTCGTGATCACGGCCCGGACGGTGGGCCACGCAACGTCCGGCCACGCGAATCTCTTCTCCGGCATAGTAGTCGTCCGCATTAACGCGAATCGATACCGTGTCGCCGCTACCGTCCGACCAGCCCCATAGTTCGGCGGCGAGCTGTTCCACTCTTTCGCGGTCTCTCGCGTCGAATTTCCATGAACGTGTGGCCGCATCCCATTTGCCGCCGATGGCCTTCGCCTTCTTCGGACAATCGGGATGATATGGGCTGACCAGTCTGACGCCATCACCCGTGGTTACGATGTTCACATCCTGCATGATGATTTTCCTCCTTATGGAGGCTTGTGCTACGCTGCATAAGCCTCCAATTAATTGCTTTCAGAGATAATTGATTGATAAAGGCTGGTGTCGGACGTGAGCTAGACGTCCGGCACCGTTTTCCCACCGTTTCAGTCACTGGAATGACGATCCGCCTCATATTCCCTGCACAGGTCGGTAGCGAACTTGGCGAGATTATCGGGGGCAAGCACATAGTTCTCCCCGCTCTCCCCCGCCTCGTCATAGTATTTCCACACCTCATGCAAGGCGGCTCTCATACGTTCAGCGTCCATTGATTACCTCCTGATTCCAGTCCAACATGTCAGCGGCCAACCATTGCCCGCCGCCTGAAGCATTGGCGTACAGCCAAGCCCGATATGAGATTCGAGCCGCCTTATCGCGCTTTACCCATGCCTGAAGCCACATGAGACGCAACCTCCAGCCGGGTATGCGCCGCCACAGTTCCGTGTTCGTGGCCGGGTCGAAACGCTCATAACGGTAGACAGCGGTAATCATTCCGACTCCCTGGAATCAAGTTCCGTACCATCCTGGCGACTGGCGGCGAACACGTCACTGCCGATATCGTCAACGTCGTATAGGTCGCCGTCACCGTTCTCCCCCACCCAATCGTGCAGTTCGGCGAAGGTCAATCCCCTGGGGGCCTTGACCTGCCGGTATTCGACTGTCGTGACATGCTGGGAGATACGGTAGGTCTCCATACCGTCGCCCTCCGCCATCGCGGCGAAAAACTTCAAACTGGCACGGACCTTGCGCATGCGACTGTACGCCGTATCGACAGGCACAAGGTCATTCATCATCTGGGCCACATCATCGCCGGCATCATAGCCGCCGTCCGCAAGCTCCCTCAACTGGTGTCGCACGTGCTCCAGCGAATCCCATTCGACGAAAAACTCACGGCCGGACGGCAACCCATCAACCTTATATCCATCCAATACCCACAGGACCCGCGCCTCGGGCATGCCCCGCACCTTTTGGCGTACATCCCCCAGTCCCGAGCTCTCAATCAACGCCTGCAAATTCTCCAACTTGTCTTCCATGACAAAACCTTCCTTTGTATTGTCCCGTAAAACGATTGACGGGACAATAGACCGCTCCAGAGTCCCGTCTAAATGCTGATTTATATGAAAACCGCACCATAGAAAGCCCATAGTACGGTTCTAAATGATGGTTTATATAAGAACAGCCCCATAGAACAAGTCCATGAGGCCATGAAGATGGTAAAGGCTATGCGCTTCGCTTGTACGGTGGAATATCCAATGTGGCTTCCAGCCCGTCGTTGACATGTTCGGCATCCCTTAACGAGAGGCGTCCGAACCATCGCAACAGTTCACTCTTGTTGAAATAGAAGCGTTGCGAACAGCGCACGAGCGACGGCTTCGCCAGTCCCTCGGCTTTCCAGTCAAGCAGTGGAACGTCGCCGGCCTCATCCCAATCAGTGTTGCCGGTTATCTTCGCCACGATGCCCGACACCAGATCACCGTCAACCTCGGTGATTACCACGGGACGCGGCTTGCCGATACCGGGATGGTCGGGAAACTCCACCCACATCAGCCACACGTCATACAGACGCGGTTCACTTGGCGTACTGGTCATAGACGCTATCCTCCGAATCATTCCAATCGGCGGGCAGTATCACATGGCCCTTCTCCGAACGCTCGAACATGTAGGCATTGTGAACAGGCGGCACCGGATAGCCGTCAGGCGTGTGCCGCGTCGGCTTGAACGGCAACCCGTTGTCCACCAAAGACTGGCGTAAAAACATGTTGACTGCGGTGCTCAGGCTCATGCCCATGGAATCGTAGAGCGCGGCGGCACGCGCCTTGACATCATCATCGATATTGGCTACCAGCTTACCCATAACAACCTCCTTAACGGTTAACAGATGGTATCAATCATATACCATATTAGGATAGAATAGTATCCGAATTTTTACTAGTAGATGTAAATCTCACCCGCCTTGTGTTTCCACCCGTCCGGCGCGTCAGGGAACGCCTTACGCCATTCAGGTGTCAGAGATCCAAGCAAATCGGCGTAATCATCAAACGAGAACACGTCTTCATACTGTGCCTCAATATCGTGTGCCACACCGTCCAGTTCGCCCAACATATTCATGAACTGTTGAGTTTCGCCATCGGGATACACGTATTGGGTGATCATAAGGTTACTCCGCCAGTCGTCCAAGTATTCTCGGACGCGGTAATCGATCAACGTAAGTTTGATAGTGGCGCTCATAATAATCTCCTAAAAAAGTATTGGTTTGGTTTATAGGTATGGGATGCCGTCCAGCGGAAGTGAGGAAAAATGCTGGACGGCAAGAACTTAGAACAGCGGCAAAGCAAACCGCTTATCGGGTAAATCGGTGGCGTTCAACGCCGCCAGAATCAGATCGGACGTATGCAGTGGAATGTTGGCACGCACGGCCGCGATATTCTCGGCAGTGTAGGCGCAACCGGACGATTCCAGCACCTCACGAATCTTCGCCGTGGATATCCTGACTTCCATCACAGTACTCCCAGCAAATCATCGATAAGCATGGCGATAGCGGTTTGATAACGCTGATACGTGGTGGAATAAGCGCAGTCGTAAACCTCACGCGCTCTCTTATCCAGCACGTCCAACGTGAAACCGCTATCAGCGGTCAAACGTTCCATTTCATCATTGTCAGGCGGCGTACTGGGCATACAGCCGACACCCTCCAAGGTGTCCATCGCGCGCCGGCGTAAATCATCGATGAAACCATGCTGACCATCGAACACGGCGGATAGCTCATCTTCGTTGTCATCGGCCATTTCCCACGCCGACTTCAACAACAGTCGCGTGGCCTTGTCTCTCAGCTCGCTCATGTCACGCCGCCTTAGCCCACAGGTTACGGGCAACGGCCACGTAATCGGCCACCGCCTGTTCCAGCACCTTGTCACTGTCACGCTCATAACGGGCGCGGTAGGCGACAACGCACCTGCCGTTGGCCGAAGCAACGTAGGCCACCTTGCGGCCTTTGCTGGTACGGAAGTGACGGATAGGGCCCAAACCTTGCAGTTCGGGGCATTCCTTAGCCATCATCAGGTCAGGCAGAGTCGCGTAGGACACGGCAAACGTGTTGACCTTGGGCGGGACTTCGGCAATCTCCTGAGTGATCGGCGCCGGCTCATCATCCAGAAACTCATCCTCACCAGCCCACTTGCTCTCATCTTCAACAGGTACAGGCACCGGCCAGTGAACTTTACTCAGGAACCGTTCGCCATCATTGCGCCAATTCATATCGACCAGCGGGTCGGCTTGAATGCCGCCAACACGTTTCGCGTCCATACCGGTAGGCACCGGCACCCGAACGATTCCACACCGTTCCGAGTCAGGCACCAGCAACCAGCCATGCTCAAGGTCAACCGAACTTGACTTCATGCCGTTCAGGAAATCCTCATACTGGACTCCCCTGGACTGAACGTTCCACGCGGTACCCTCGGACGTTTGGGACAACGACCAGACTCGTTTCACCCTAGCGTTGACATACCTCACGTCGTATTTCGAGCCGTCCTTGCGTAGTCGTACCCACATGCCGCTTACGGCATTCACGTTACGCGACGGATCATTAGCAAGTTTCTTCATCGGAATTTACCTCACTTCAAAAAATCGATTGTCAGATTTGCACGCCACGGTGATAGGCGTAATCGCCATACACGCAAGTGGCGGTATCATCAACGCCGTAAGGCGTGGAACATTGGGGAGTCGGCTGGATAAAACCAACCCACCTGAGAAAGAGAATGGCCGCGACTAGCGCGGCCACAAGCAGAACATGATGGACTCTCAACACTCGCCATCCTCAGTGGCTTCAGTGTAGAAAACATTGTCCATTTGGTCGTTGTCAAAACACTCGTTGATGTAATCAGAGATTGCCTTACCGTCATCATCCTCGTTAATCAGATGGCAGATAGTAGCGCGACTTACACCGTTGCTGTCCAAAATATAAGCGTCCTGGGCCCAGCCAGCTTCACTCTCGAAGGCCTTGTTGTATTCGGTTTCGGTCACATACCCCCAGTCGCCTAACCGGTAGATACCCTCATAAGGCTTAAATCCCCCATAATCACATAACGGCGCTAGTTTCGCGTCAACACGTTCCACCATGGCCTTAATTTCATCAGCGTAAATCTTCATTTCAAAACTCCCTAAAACAAAGGGGCATAGCCACAACGCCATGCCCCGAAACGAATTATTTAACGACGGACTCGCACCATGTAGCCGAGTCCCCAGTGGTCGATCACGGCAATCAATCCGCGTAATACGCGGCCGGGTTATGCTGCATGTCAACACGCCGCCATGCCCTGACCAGTTCGACAGTCGAAGCATACCGTTCAACAGCCGACCGACTACGGTCGTACCGGACGGCCATATCGTTGTCGCAACCGATAACCGTGTCCGCCATGATATGACGCGCCTCTTTTGCCGTGATGGCCTCACGATGCCAGTTGCCATCAAAAACGTCGTCGGCAACCCAAGCGTCACGCTCAGCCCTCGAATCAAACACCATGAGATACCCCGGCCATGACCCGTCATCCCATTTTTTGCCGACACCGTAAGTCCAGTAGAAAGCGTAATGATAGCGTGCCATCATGCCACCTCGCCATCGAAGTGACGTTCGGCGGCTACCGCGTACAGCACGTCATGCATGGTGTCGGTACTGTAGCCGTTGATATTGGTAACAACTTGCAAAGTCTGCTCGGACACACCGTAATCATCTTTTAGCGCGTCCCACATTCCCTCGATAGACATTGTTGAATCTCCCTTGAATTGATGAAGCGCGGAGACAGCCGCGCGACTGATTGAACTGGTTGAAACGCTTAGTAGCGTTCGTCGATCAGAAGGCCGTCCCGGTAGATGTACAGGCCGGTACCGCGTCCGTTGCCCATACGGGCAGAGTCCCAATAGCAGAGTCCAGCCTGACCAGACCCGTCTTCATTAACGCAAGGCGGTATGTTGGCAGTGTCACTACCGCAAGCGGATAACGACATCAAGGCGATTACTGCGGCAACAGCCGCGACACACTTACGCATGGTTTCCTCACTTCCGCGTGAGGCGCTACAATCGTAGCGCCTCTTTGAATCTCCAATTTGAAAAGGTCAGCCCCGCAAGTGTTGGCGCACTTGCGGGGCATTTAAATTAGTGGCTAAGCCACAGTGCGTAGTCAGGGTTTGCACCTGATTAAGCCGCTAACCGGCCTACGCTCAAAGATTGATTAGGGCACACACCTAACAACTAATAGTTAGTGTTTTCTTTTGGCTTATCAGCCTCTAACAGTTTGCGAGGATTACTCACGCGCAAAGCGTCACAAATTTTCAGCGCAACGCCAAGTGACATGCCCTCAATCGGACGCCGCCCATTCTCGTAATCAGCGATACGCCCATAGCCAACTCCGTCGATTTTATCGGCTAGTTGACGTTGGGTATATCCTCGCTTCTGCCTTAGCTCCCTTAGACTCATAACCCACCTCACTTATGATCGGTGGGCCCAATTATACAATTCCAGACGCTCGGTTTAGCCGTCGCAAGAAGATATCGAGATATCTCCATGTCTGCCACCATAAGTGGCAACGTCCATAGCGGGGACAATTCCATGCCGGATACCCGCTCTCTTATCCTCACTAGCCCGGTAGGCTAGACGCCGGTAGACGCAACTCATTTATGCAACCTTGTTTGACGTACTCTCACTACGCAGATTACAACCGACTTTCGGCAACACTTTTTAGTTATCAATGAGCATGTCCGCCTGATTACCCGCCGCTCACTATGAGTTTTGGATAGAGGGGACTAAGTGCGCGACTAGGGACTTGCACCCTAGCGTTAGCCACTATGGCCGCGCTGATTACTTGTTGAGGTCATTCCACACGTTGTCAAACTTGCGGTATAGCTCGGCGGGGTATTCCTCGTTGTCGTCCATCTCGATACCGAGGGACATGGCCGTGAGGTCAAGCACGTTGTCATAGGTGCAGGGCTTACATACCGTGGCCAGGTCTACCGCCGCTCTAAAGGCCTTGGCTTTAATCTCCGTGGTGTTCATCTCGTGGTTCCTTTTTTGTCGTTCCGTGGTTGATAGCTATCACTATACATGCACCCCATACGGAGTGCAAATCGGTATCGCAAACCACCACCAAAACCATTGCAATTACTAGCGTTTACCGGCGTGTCGAAACCTGTGAAACATGACGAAAAACCGTGAGTATATACCTTATATACCCAATAAAGGCTTAACGAGAATATTCTCAATAAGAAATATCAGAAAACAAAACCTGAGTCCACCACACTCAACTCTCGAAAGTTGAGCCACGACACACCAAGATTGACAAACCACACCACACTGCTATCATTCTTCGCCCACACACGGGCACGACCACACAACAGCCAGGACAGCCCCACACCCACCACACACAGCACACGGCCACATCACGGCCACACGGATAGGGCTAGCCACGCCACGACCGCACGACCACACACACCACGCATAGGCACGCGCCGCCCACACACACCCATACGCACGCCCACGCACACACCCGCGCGACACCACCACCAACGAGTAGACACGCCCACATAGGGCCGGGAGGGGTACCCCCACCCAATAAAAAACAAGGCCGCTAGGTGTCTGGTTTCGCCCGTGAATGCCGCTCCCAGACTTTTTTGAATTAGCGTGACATGGTGTGTCGCACCAATGATTGCAACGGTTTTCGGGCTGTGGTCTTTTCCGGTTTCTGTGCAACGCTTGTTGCAACGCTTGTTATGAGTAAACTGTCGTGTAGATGGATTGTCGGGGATTGGAGCAAGGCTCAGATTCCTGACAAATTATTATGGCCTTTCGCTGTTTGGTGTGGGTGAGTGGGTCGGGGGGGTGGTGGTGCTGGTCGGGTAGTTTGGGGGTATGGATACCACGTCGTTGTTCACCGCCGCCCTGCAACTGCCTGACCCGTGGAGGGTGTCGGGCGTGGAGTTCCGTGACGAGGAGGACGGCAGACGGGAACTGCATATCGCGATCGGGTTCGCGGCGGGTTCGCGGTTCCCCTGCCCGGAACCGGGGTGCGGCGAGGCCGCGTGTCCGGTGCATGACGCGAGGGAGCGCGTGTGGCGGCATCTGAACTTCTTCCAGTACAAGGCGTTCATTCACGCGGGCGTGCCGCGCGTGACGTGCCCCGCCCACGGCGTGCACGCGGTCCCGGTGCCGTGGGCGAGGCCGGGAAGCGGGTTCACGCTCCTGTTCGAGGCGATGGTCGTGGAGCTGGCCAAAAGCCAGCCGGTCGCGGACATCGCCGAGCAGGTCGGCGAACATGACACCCG